TTACATAACTAATAGGATCTATGGTTTTTAAAGTGTCAGACAAGGTTTCTGCATAGATGGTTAAATTATTAAAAACTACTTCTGGATCGTCTCCATCAGCCAAACCATTCTTTACTATACTATTAAGACCACTATTACCTGTTAATTGTATATCGTTACTTATCATAGTTAGGTTTGTGTCTCTAACTGCTTTTCCATAAGCATTAAAACTTTTTTCCCCAACAAGCTCTTTTCTTTCTTCATCACTATTTCTAGTAACAAAATCTGCTAGTGATATTGGGTTGTTAACAGCATCAGCAACACCCCTCTCTGTAGCATCAGCTTCTCCTAAATCTAGGGCAAAGTTTTTAACAGTATTAATTTTTTTTTGCAAGTCAGTATAGAAATTAGCCTGTTCTCTAAACTGTGGTTGATCTATATTTGGAATATTAACAATGCCAATTTGACCACCTGGGTAAGGGTTTCTAGCCATCAAATAATCCTTTTGTTTTTGCACTTGTTATATCAGTTCCAAAGCCTGTAATAGCACTAAATATCCCTGCTTTTTCTTTAATTCTACCTGCTTCTTTCGAGTTTCTATATTCTATTAAACCTAAGTTTTGTATGATCTCTTCATTTAATTTTGAAAGTTGGAAATCTTCTGCCCCCTCTCTTATAGTAAGAGTTTGTGTTAGTAAGGCAGAGCCTTCACTTGTTAACATACCCCCTGCTGCATTTTGAGCTAAAGCATTTGCTAAAGCATTGTTTGTTGCTTTTAAGACCTTGTTCCCTTGTTCTCTTGCCTCTACTCTTTTTTGTTCGTACTGTAATCTTTGCACATCAGCTTGTGCATCGTACATAGCTTTCATTGCCTGTGCTTGACGTACACCTGCAAAGGCTTCTCCTAAAGAGGATACAACAGATATGACAGCAAACCAATTCATTGTCCAACACTCACTTTATATTCAACTCCTAGTAAAGTAAAAAACAAGGGTTGTGATTGTGAAAAAGTAATCTGACCATTGCGATTATATCCTAACATCGGCTTTTTCCTTTTCTTACCTGTAAAAAATGTTGCTGCTGTAAAAGGTAAATCATTACCATTAACTGTTAAGTTTTGTGATAAATACATATTTGTTGTCAACTCTACTATCCTTTTCTTTTGTGCCATTATAGTGCCACTTGATAACTTTAATTCAACTGGTAGTGTTTTGACCTTTGGTGTATAGTCTAAACCAACCTCGACATAACTTGTAGGGACAGCATCTAAAGTAATCGCCCCTGATGATACTACCTTGTTAGATTGCATTGCATCATCTACAATAACTTTAACTGTCTCCCCTTCTAAATGACCTAAACCACTTAGAGATGTGCTACCTGGTAACGTACCACCTGTAAATAGTATAGCACTATCTGTCGTATTGTCATCATTGAAAGCCTCTACATGATAAGCATCCGAACCATTAATAGAACGCTTTACTACGACATAGGTTGTCTCAACATCTACAGCAACATTTAAAAAAGAATCACTTTTAGTAAAGTTAGTAACAGTTAATCTTGTGCTATCTGTTGTGGTTACTGTTAAGTTGTCATCCCCTGGGACCACACGCTTGACTGTTACGACTGCTGCTGCTGGATTCTTAACAACAAATCCATCTATGTTACCAAAGGCAGTAAAGATGTTATCTGCTGTTGTGTTGTTCGATTCGTTTGGTCTAAAGAAATGTGTATTACCAGATGCTGATGATGGAGCAGAGCCACTGATTGCCTCTGTTTGTAAAGTAATAACTGTGCCATTGTTATCTGTAAATGTAAGCTCTGTCCCTACAGCTATGTTAGCAAAATCAGATGCTGTAACTGTAGCAGTTTCTGGTCCTGTGGTTGCCAACGAAGGAGCAATTACATTTTGTCCTCGAAGAATAGAATAACTTGCCATTGTCCCATCATTGTTAACAATCATAAGCATATCGCCTTCTGTTGTAGAAGTTGCCTTTCTCAAAGCCATATCAATCGGTGTATTTAATAAGTGAGAACTTAACAACGAAATATTGTTTGATACATAAGATAGTTCAACATCACTAAATAAAAACTCTCTAACAGACTTACCACTTCTTTGTATAAATATTGTGCCACTTTCTACACCAACAGGCTTGATACCCTCTTTTGCTCCACGCCTAGTAGAACCATTGATAACAATATTGCTTGGTGTTATTGGATCAAGTGATGATTGAGGTACAAAGAACTCACCACCCTTAGTAAATATTTGTAAGTCTCTACCACTAAACAATCCAATGATAGCATTGACAGAATCAGTATCTAGTGTTGCCTCGATTGAATCATCGTCTAGTCCTTCCCCTGGATTAAAGTCAAAGAACCTTGCCACTCGTGAACCAAACAATGTGTTCGGTCTTGATTTGGTCCCACCTAAATATAATCTACCTTCATGGAAAGTTGCTGTTCTTGGGTACCCTCTAGTGCTAGACCAAGTAACCTCATAACCTGTTTCTAAAGTCCATGATCCACTAGCTATTGAATTTTTATCAAAGAAAGGAATCTCCACTATAGCCTCTACAACTGTGCTAGATGTAAAAGAAACAATCCTAGCTCTTCCCAAACCATCATTAACCTCTATGTACTGATTAACATTACCTGAAGAAAAAACACCTGAACCTGCTGTGAGTGTAATATTACCATCGACTTCTGATGGAGTAAGCGTTGCAGATGGATTGCTAGTTGAAATAGTAAAAGCATGGTATGGAACGTGTACAAAACTGATTGCTGATATTGTCCAAGCAGTATCACTTGCCCCTCTTACTAATTTAAAAGGTGTCAAATCTTCATGCACCAAAATAAGAGTATCAAATGATTGTGCAAAATCTAATGTTGATAACTTTGTTGAGGGAATAGCTGTTGTAAGAAAATCATTACCACTACCATTAATATTTGTTAACAATGCTTTGTCTTTGTAAACATATAGTCTGTTATGAGTGAACAAAAGCATATAACTTTGTGTTGTTGAGAACTCAAAAGGTATTAACTTTGTACCATCTTCTGGCGAAGCTGCACCAGGTATCTCTTTGATAAACTGCAAACCTTGCCTACGTTCTACACCACCTTGAGGTTGTATAGTTACATTCCTTGCCTTGTCCAAGGCATTTTTATATTGCTCAATATCTATTCTGGATTTTAACAACGGATCAATTTCACCTGTGGTAAAATTAGTTTGGACAGTAATAGCTCTACTCATGCCACTACCTTACATCTGTCAATGGGAAATCGACTATGGCATAACTAGGTTTGCCTCTACCATCTATATTCATAGCTTGTCTTAGGTAGCCTCCTCTACCATTTTCTGTTATTGAACCTAATGTTATAGTTCTCCAATAATCACCCTTAGTTGTTTGATCTGTTACTGGTTCAGCTAAATGCCAAGCCATCATATACACTAACAACTGAACAAAGTAAGAAGGCATCAATCCCTCTGTAATTGCTGATGTAACGTAGTCTATATATATTTTGTCCTCATGTGTAGCTATTGTTGGACCATTTGCTGTGTAAAGTAGTTCATAGTTCTGTATCGGTAACACCCTTGTTGCACTTGAATTGTAAACTTGTAATGGTGTACCACTTATTGCTGTAGATGGCATATCATATTGATAGGTCCATTCATTGATTGGTGTGGTTGATGATCTTGATAATTGTAATTTTGTAAGAGCAAAAGACCATGGATATAAAGATAAAGCCTGTCTTTTAATAGTTTCATAGATGTTGTTACAAATTGTAGCAGCATCATTTGTAGTGTCTGTGAAAGAAGATATTGTATCTGAACCAAGTAAGTTGAGAGCTTGATTACAGATAGTTATGTTTGTGTCGCCACTTGCCATATTATTTTCCTAATTGAAAGGGGAGACTTTCGCCTCCCCAATCTGGTTGGATATTAATCACTATCCGTAGCAGAGACAGCAGTGCCATCCCCAATGTCTACTACACCTGATGCATTACTTACAACAGGGTGTAACGAATAAGTTCGTGTACCTGCTGTTGAAGCATGAACATAGATGAGGTCGCCTACTTTTAATACATCAGAAGCACTATTAAAGTACCCTGCTGCATCTATTGCTGTCTTAGCATCTTCCGATGTATAACTCCACATCTGAGGTGCTGATCCAGCTTTTGATTGACCACCGATAGGTTGTAATCCTGCAACGTCATAAGCCATATTTTACTCCTATTCTCTACAAGTTACTTCTACAATGCCTTCGCCATCAATAGAAATAGCACCAGCAGAGAACATACTATTAACCAAGAAAGATGTTTTTTCTGGGATATAGTTGACTTCTGTTTTCTGTGCCATATTAACTGCCATACCTAATGCAGATCTATGGAAAGCAAAAACTTTCCTGTCGCTTGAGCCATCAATAGCTAAACCACCTTCGTCTCTATCCCCAATAATGTGGAATTGGAAACCGAGGAAGCTGTTGATTTCTCCTGAAACAAGAGCTTTGATTGATGCAAAATCGCCTGAGATAGCTCTTTCATCACCTAGTAGACCAGCTAATGAGTTTGCATGGATAACCATGTGTCTGTCATCAAATGGTACGTTCTTAGCATCTAGAGCTTTCTTTGCAGCTATTAGCTTACCAACATTTAAGTTAGAAGCTGCTGCTGATCCAGATGTTACGACAGTATTTGCTACTGTTGATGGTGAGCCTTCGGCATCAAGGGCATCAATAATTAATTGGTCCATTCTACGACCAATGGCTTTTGAGACTACTTGAACTAATTCTGATCTTTCGTCAAAGTTCACCTTTGCTTGATGGAAAATGTCTGAATATTCAGCAGCGTTGAAGTCGCTCATTGAAGCTGTTACTTGTGAATAAGTAACATTCAATGGAGTTACATCAGTCTGTGGAATACGAGCAGTTGCACTTCCCTTACCAAGTTTTGGGAACTTGTAAGTGCTACCTTGTACGCCCTGTCTTAACCTAACAGCACCTAACAGAACGGATTCTGATTGGTATGCTTGTTTCACTTCGGCATCGAACAGAGTAACAAAAGCAGTAGTGATTGACTGTGCCATAGTTTACTCCTTGTTAACACAATTATAAAAAAAAGTTTGCTTTAGTTATCGAAGGAAACCCTCGGCTAAAAAATGATGTACTTCCACATCAGCCAGAGGCGTAAGGATACGTTATCTCGCCTACAAGGATAGTTTATTTTTTAAACTAATACAAGTATTTTTTATATATCACCAGTATCTGTTGCTATGCCAGGAAAAGCTCTAGCAAATTTTTGCTCTACTTCTCTTCTGAAAGCTGGATCTGTCTTGTATTTTGGATCTGCTACCATCTCATATAACTCGTCTTTACTTGGCATACCATCCATCTCTACAGTTGCTGTAGGTATTTGTTGTTCGCCATAGTAACGCCTTACTTTGTTAAGAGCATTGATACCACTAGCTGTTGCAGCAAAAACTTTAAATTCATCAAAATCACTTTCAGACCACACGCCTTTAGAAACCAATCCTTGTCCCCATTGCTTGATACCATCAATAATTTGCGGTGCATTAGGTCCTAGTTTTTGTGTTTCTTCCTCAACATTGATTGATTCTTCTTGGTCTTGAGTTTCTGCTAACTCCTTAAACTTGCCAACAAGTCTATCAAATGCTTCTTGTGTAGGCTTGTTATCGTTTGCCCAATCAATAAATTCTTTTGCCAAAGGATCCTCGTCAA